TGTGAGAACGAGGACCAGCTCGCGTGGAAGTGCATCAAGGTGAACTTCAAGAACGAAGACGACCTGTGCGAGTTTGCTATGTTGGTCGGGCAGAATGTGACAGCGAAGACGTTATCTATCTGGTTCCCACCGCAGCCGGTCGATGCGGTAGCTAACCTGCGTTATGGCGATGAATCCTGAACATCCCATCTACATCGTGAGTAAAGGGCGCTGGGAGTCGCGGATGACCCACAGGGCGCTAGAGCGGATGGGCGTTTCACATCGGCTCGTCATCGAAGAGCAGGAATATGACCAATACGCGGCTGTCATCGACCCCGCGCAACTGCTCATACTGGACAAGGCATATCAACGCGACTACGAGACCTGTGATGATCTTGGGGACTCTAAGAGCAAGGGGCCGGGGGCGGCGCGAAACTTTGCGTGGGATCACTCGATATCCGAGGGACACGCCTGGCACTGGGTGATGGATGATAACATTGAGGCGTTCTATCGCTATCACGCCAATCGCAAAGTGCAGGTCGCTAATGGTAGCTGTCTGCTGGCGATGGAAGACTTCTGCGGGCGATACGTCAACGTCGCGATGGCAGGACCGGCCTATGAGCACTTCGTTATACGCAAGGCGAAGCGGCCGCCGTTCGTGCCAAACACTCGCATCTACTCCTGCAACCTGATACGCAACGACGTTCCGTTCCGCTGGCGCGGGCGCTACAACGAGGACACCATACTCTCGCTGGACATGCTCAAAGCGGGCTGGTGTACTATCGAGTTCAATGCGTTCCTGCAGAAGAAGATGGCAACACAGCGAGTTAAGGGCGGGAACACTGCCGAGTTCTACTCGCGGGAAGGCACGTTGCCGAAGTCGCAGATGCAGTGTAGAGTGCACCCGGACGTGTCGCGCTTAACTTGGCGCTTCGGGCGCTGGCATCACTACGTAGACTATCGACCGTTTCAGAAGAACAAACTGATACGCAGGCCGGATGTGGACATACCGGATGGGCCGAACGAGTATGGTATGAAGCTAGTAAGTATCAAGTGAGCGGCAAACGGCGTTCACAAACATACTAGCAAATCGCCGAGAAGGTCGGTCGCAGAAGTGCCGAGACTACTTATACATTCTGTGCTCACGCTCGGTAGATACCTGTTAGCCGAGTGACGTTGCGATTCTGACTCGGCTGTTTTAAGCTCAATTTGAGCACTACGCAAAGTATGACAAGGTGTGAACACCAGACTTTCCACCCCGACCCGACAGGGACTGACTGATGAGCGGTCAACGGCGCTATCTGGCGGTGCTGAAGCAGATACGACGTGAGCGCGGGTGTTACTGTGAGGCGTGCGGCGCACCGGCTCATCACGGGCATCATATCATACCCGTCTCGGAGACCGGCATCGCCGCCGAGCTCGTATTCGAGCCCGCGAACATCATGCTATTGTGTGACGACTGTCACGCGCTAATGCACCCGCTATTGAGGAACGTGTCCGAATGGAGCAGAGCACGACAAGAGCGCGGGCAGGCGCTCCACCGCAGATAGACGCGCCGCTTGACATACTCCGCGAACTATTGGCAGTGAACAGAAAGCGGCTGGCTGTGGCGCGGCGCATCGAAGAAGAGCGGAACACCGTCTTCCCCGAAACATCGGTCATCCTGCGCGACATACTGCACATACTGCGGATCATGACCGAGATCGAACGACGCGAGACAGGCGCGACCGAGACGGCGCAGGTAGACGCGCCACTAGATACATCATGGCTCGACATAGAATCCCTATAGACTGGTCGACGGTAGACAAGCTCTGCGCGATGCAGGCGACGATGGCAGAGATCGTCGGCTTTCTAGGCGTGTCTGAAGACACCATAGAGCGTGCCTGCAAGCGGGAACATAAACTGCATTTTGCGGAGTATTTCGCACAAAAACGAACGCCGGGCCGTATCTCGCTCCGTCGCAAGCAATGGCAGAAGGCCGTAGAAGACGGGGACATTGCCATGCTCATCTTCCTGGGCAAGCAGTATTTGGATCAGTCGGATAAGCGGCGTGAAGAAGTGAGCGGACCTGGCGGCACGCCTGAGCGAATCATAGTCGAGTATGTCAACACACCACCTGAAGATACCGAGCCTGCACACAGCGCAGACGAGAGTTAGACAGGAGTCTGTCCGCTTCAACGTTGTTGACTGCGGACGCCGCTGGGGCAAGACCGTTCTCGGTATCGACCGCGCCATCGAGCAAGCCATACAGGGCTATCCTGTCGGCTGGTTCTCTGCCACATACAAGATCCTCGCCGACGCTTGGCGTGACACCCGCCGACTGCTGCTACCCGTCACCACGGCGGTCAGCACGCAGGAGCGGCGTATCGAGGTCGTCAACGGCGGGTGTGTGGAGTTCTGGTCACTTGAGGGCGAGAATCCCGGACGCGGTCGCAAATACAAACGCATCATCGGAGACGAGGTCGGGCGCGTAGCCGACTTCATGGCGCAGTGGACAGAGGACATCCGCCCGACGCTTGCCGACTTTCAGGGCGACGCGTGGTTTCTTTCTACCCCGCGCGGGCGCAACGCCTTTCACACGCTCTACAACTACGGGCAGGACCCGGAGCAGCTTGACTGGCGCTCCTGGCAGATGCCGACCAGCGCGAATCCCTACATCGCGGCGCGAGAGGTAGAGTCGGCGCGGCGTGAACTGCCGGACCGCGTGTTCAGGCAAGAGTATCTAGCCGAGTTCTTGGAGGACGCGGGCGGCGTGTTTATCGGTGTCTCCGACTGCATAGATAGCGGCAGGTCGGCAAACGAGCCGCGTCGTATCGACCGTCAATACGGGCTCGGCGTCGACTTGGCGCGGACGGAGGACTTTACCGTCCTGTGCGTTGTTGACAATACCGGGCGGCAAGTCTATTTTGAGCGGTTCAATCAGGTGGCCTGGGAGCGGCAGATCGAGCGGATACTGGCCGTAGCCACTGTCTATTCGCCGGTGGTGGCTGTCATCGACTCAACAGGCGTGGGCGACCCGGTGCTGGAGCGTATCAAGATGCTTGCCGCGCAGCGGCAAATACAGATACGCTTCGAGCCGGCCGAAGGCTTCACGTTTACGAACACGAGCAAGCAGCAGGTGGTCAACGCTTTGGCGCTTGCTATTGAGCACCGCGAAGTGTCGCTGCTCGATGTGCCTGTGCAGACGGCTGAGCTTCAGGCTTATGCTTACGACGTATCACCCGGCGGGTCGCTGCGTATGAACGCGCCGGAGGGTATGCACGACGACACCGTCATCGCGCTGGCACTCGCGCACTGGGCCCGGCAAACGCTGACATACCGCGTCACCCCGCGCATCGTGAGTTTGGACGACCTAGACGACGGGCCGGGTGTGGATGGCGAGTTAGTGACGCTTACGAGCGATGAGGGCTGGGAGACGATATGAGTATACTAAGCCGAATTAAGGCGCTCATCAGCCGATACAACTATGGCACGTTCGAGATCATGCCGGGCCGACCACGCTCTATGGCTACCGATCCACGCTCGCTTATCGGGCATAATCGCGGCTGGCCATATGTGTGCGCCAGCCGTAACGCCGAGACCATAGCGGGCGTCCCGCTCAGGCTCTATGCCAAGGGGCCGACCCGTAACTACTTCGGACGCCGGGCGCTCGGCGCTGACGAGAAAAGCTATCTCGCGCGGGTGACCAAGCAGCCTGCCAGCGTGGTCGATGACGCCGAAGAGGTAACGGCAGGACACCCGCTCCTGGACCTGCTGGACTACGTCAACTCCGAGATCACGAAGACGCAGCTTATCGAGTCGACGGTGCTCTATCAGGACCTACTCGGTAACGCCTATTGGTATCTGGAGCCTGGCCCGCTGGGTGTGCCGGTGGCGATATGGCCGCTGATGAGCCAATACGTCAAGATCGTGCGCTCAGACGCGGGCGAGCTGGTGGGGTATCTTTACGGCAAGTCCGAGGAGAAGCGCATCGCGCTAGCGGTCGAGGACGTGCTCCACTTCAAATACCCGAATCCTGTCGACCCGGACTACGGGCTTGGCTGTCTGGAAGCGGCGTTCGGCGCAGTCAACTTGCTTGAGGCGCAGTCGGAGTATCTCACGACGCACTACGACCAGGGCGGTATGCCGGAGGTGGCTATCGCCGTCAAGAGCGGCGTCTCCGACGAAGAGCGCAAAAGGATGTATGCGGACTGGCGTCGTAAGTTCGCGTCGAAGCGCAAGGGCGACAAGATGATCGTCTTGGAGGGCGACACCGACGTCAAGACGTTCGGATACCCGCCGTCGGACAGCGGCATCCAGTTCGCTCAGAAGTTCAGTCGCGAAGAAGTGGCAGCGGCGTTCGGCATCCCGCTCACGCTCATACAGCTCAACGAGGCATCCCGTGCAGGCGCGGAGGCTGGCAACTACTCCTACATGGCCTACACTATCGCGCCGAAACTCCAACGTATGGCTGAGAAGATGACCGAGCAGTTGGCGGCGCGTTACGACCCGCGCTTGTTCTTCGCGTTCGACGACCCCGTCCCGGCAAACAAAGAGTATGAGCTACAGCGCGTTGACGTGATGACGCGGGCCAAGGTGATGACCGTCGACGAACTGCGGGCGGAGCAGGGGCTCCCGCCGCTCACGCCTGAGCAGCGGGAAGAGTTGACTCCGAAGCCGCCGCCGATGCTGGCGCCGACGGAGCCGGGTGAAGAGACTGCGCCGGAGAAGCCTACCGAGCCGGAGAAGTCGGCAAAGGCAGGGGAGCCGTTGACGGCTAACGAGCGGCGCTTCGAGGCGGCGATCACCGACTATATAGTAGGCTTCGCGCGGGAGCTGGACGAGCGGCTGGCGGAGACGATATGAACTCAGACGGCGCACTATTGGCGGCAATAGGGCTGATAGCCGTGCTGCTGTATCTCGCGGGGAGGCGGGTTCGATGACGCGGAAGGTGCTGGGTGGCGACCCTATAGACCCGCTGCTCCCGGACATGGCAGCACGGAACTGGATGCTCGCGGAGATAAGCTACGAACCCGTCAGAGACGGAGTGGCAGAGGGTATCGCGTCGGCGCGAACGGTAAGCACCGTTGGGCAGTTGCTCGACATCTTCAACCCGCTCGTCACCGACTTCCTGTCTGAATATGTCGGGCTGATGGCGAACCGTGTGAACCGCACGTTTGTCGAGCGCGTGCGCGAGGTGCTCATCGGAGGGCTCCGAGAAGGCGTCACTTACCGTGATATGCGTAACGATGTGTTGGAGGCGATGGGCTGTCAGCGCAACGAGAAGGGGCGGATAGTCGCGGACAAAGGCGCGAAAGCGTCGGCGCAGCGCATAGTGCGCACGGAGTCAAGACGCGCCTACAACGCCGGGCGTATGATGCAGCTCAAAGAGTCCGGTGCGGTGCGCAAAGTGTGGCAGGCGAATCTGAGCACGGCCTGCGAGTTCTGCATACCACTCCACGGCAAGACGATAGAGATAGATCAGATGTTTTTTAAGCGCGGCGATGTCTACACGATCACCGACGACGAGGGCGCGGAGCACAGGATGAAGCTCGACTATTGCGACACGCCACACCCGCCCATTCATCCTAACTGCTCGTGCTACCTAACGTACGAATGGGACTGAGACCGTGACACTACACTGCTCGCGATGCGGCGCGGCGATGACGATCAGACTCCCGGGGACGGCTGGTGCGCGTGCGATCTATACCTGTCGACACTGCGGACAGTCGCACGCGGTGATGACTGATGGCGACGAGATTCGCGTGCGCCGCGTTCGCAGCTATCGGACACGCGCCG